CTATTCGGTCGTCGTTTGGATAGTCACGGTCGTTTTCGTTATCAAGGGTAGTATCAGTTTGTTCGACCCAATCCTGTAGTTGGGCTTTCATAGTCTCCAGGCTCCGAATGTTATATCGCATGTTGGCATCCTTCCTTTTCGTAGGCGTGGGCGCCTGATGCATGCCTGTTACCTAGCTTACCTGTGGGGTGAAACCAGCCCCCCATCTCTGTTTCCTAATCCCCTACCCTCGCTTGCTCTAGCGACGTTGCCTGGATGCTAGGCGCTATCTCAGGGGATTTTATAGGCTGTTTTTTTTCCATAGGCGTCTGTTGAATCATCTTTTTTTGATGGCCTACGGCCATTATAAGGGCTGTCAAGCCACTTTACAACACTTTTTGTTTCCCATCTTGAAAACTGTTATCTTTTGTAAGTGGACGCTTACATATAGGCGCGGCCTATATCTGTTATGTCAACTAGAACATCCGTTCTACAGAACATCCGTTCTGTTTCGGGCCTCCCGCCTAGTCGGCAGAGTGGTGGAGGAGGACAATGCGGTGCTAGTGGCCAGTGAGGGTGGTTTAGAACATTTGTTTGACTTGACAAAGGTTTTTAGGCGTGATAAACTGGTTTTGAGGTTGAATTTTGCATAGGGGGTGTAGTAGATGGATGTATTGGAGAAGCTTGAAAGTATCAAGGCTGACCACCGTAAGGAGGAAGCGCGCCTGGTACGTGCAGGACAATGGCTGGCAGAGCTACCTCAACCTGATTCCATAGGGGCGCTTCTCTGGGTGAGCCTGGACTACCGTCCAAAGACGGAAGGAGAGGCGAGGGCGATTGTGTTGGATATACAACGGGTGACTGGTATCCTGATGGAGAGGGATGTAAGGCCGTTTAATGGAGTGGTGTACTTCAGTGGGATGTGGAACCATGAGGGGGACAGGATACAGTTTACCGTAAACGGGGGGGCATTGTCGCCTGCGTGTCGCCTGGAAGAAGAGGAAGTGCACATACCCGCCAGGACAGAGACCAGGTGGAAGGTGGTGTGTGATGATGAGGATGGACTGGACTGGAGAGGGTTGGGAGGTGAATAGTGGATTATTGGTTGGAGAAAGAGGTAGAAATAATGATAAATTTAGGAGCTAGGCCAGACTCAGACTTCAGGTATCGCATTGTGTCAGGCTACGATGGGCGTCGTATGACATGGCACTCTATGGAGTGCGCGACAGGGCGAAATGCCAAGTATTCAAAGCGTACAGCGTACACGCCCGAATCAAGGCGTGAGGCTATCAAGGCGAAGAATATTGAACGCTTCGGACACGAGGGCTATGTAGCTTATCGTGACAATATGGCAGGGTGTTGCCTTGGTAAGCAGGATAGAAAGCAATCGCCTAGCCCGTCATTCACCGCCAGACAGGCGGAGAAGCTATTTCGTGAGGCACGAGAGGCTGGAATCGCAGCAGGGAATGGTATCACTCCCAACGCCATGATTGTAGGCACGCCCACAACTTTCCTCGGAGATGATATCGACTATAGCAAGCGTACATACTATGTATCAGAGGGAGTATGTGGCTTTGCATGGGTGGTGATACGTCCAGGTAGTAGCTCACTTGCACGTAGAGCCGTGAAGCTAGGCATAGGATACTCAGGCTATGGTGGTGGAGTGGAAATCTCAGTGCGTGACCACGGGCAATCATACGAGAGGAAGGTGCGCCACGCGAGAGCGTATGCGGATGTACTGCGAAGCGCAGGGATTGAAGCATCACCAAATTCAAGGCTTGACTAAGTATGCGGAGTAAATGTGGTCTAAACCACAGAAAGGAAGGTAGACATGGGAGAAGAGTACAACGGCTGGGCCAATAGGGAGACTTGGCTAGTGGGGGTGTGGCGTTTGTGAGGGGGCACCTGGCAGGTAGGGAAGGGGTGCCTGTGAGGTTTGACTTGAAGTTTTGAAGAGAGGGGAGTATCATGGCAGCACGGCGGTTCCGATGTGAGTGTGGACAAAAGGTACGCATAGCCTGGTTTGATGATTATGGGTTCGCGAGGTTGCACCGCAACAAGGCAGCCAGAAGGGCACACGCCCTGATAATGCTTAAGAAGGCGGAGTCGTGACACACGTAGAATTGATAGAAGATTCGCAAGGTGACTTGGTGGACATACGCTACGCTTGTTCTGCTGTCTGTGCCACAGACCTAGACTTCCCACAACCTAGCGCATGGCCTGGTGGTATGGAGACGGATTACGACGTCTACTGCGAGAGTTGCGAATCGCTCATGTGGACGGGATTGAATTCCCAATATCCAGAATAACCAACAGGAGGGAAATTATGGAAACCACACACAAGGTACAAATCGGCAGCATATCGGAGGGGACACTCAGGACAGAGGATTTGCTGGAGGCATTTGCTTGGGAGCTTAGGNACNTGGCAAAAACCCCGTCCACTAGCAACGCTAGCCATATACAGNTGGCNTGGTTGGCGNNCGAAATGCTAGAGGCTGACGACATGGACGACGAGAGCGAGGAGGACGCCAGCGCGATAGGAAACTCTGGTGCTGCAATTATCTCCCAACGAGTGTACAAGCGATGGCTGATAGAACAAGGGCTAGTCAGCGAATTGGTAGAAGCGCTCCAGGAATACTGCCCGCCCTTCGTCTACTTTGGCGCTCACCCAGGCGACGGTGCGGATTTTGGTTTCTGGCCCGACTGGGACGCACTGGAGGAAGAGATGAGGTATGCCGAAGATACAGACGACGACGATACCAAATACCTCCCAGACTCTAGCGTGCTGGTGGAGGTCAACGACCACGGGAATGTCACCGTGTTTGACATGGACGGGAACGTACTCTGGTCAGTCGTATAGGCAATAGCCAAATCAACATAGGAGGAAACCATGACGACGAAGATGACAATTGGCGAGGCACAACAGCAGATGAAGACTTTGGTGTGGCAGGCGGTGTGGGGAGGGTTACCAGACTACTCGTGGTGGCAGGGATTTGAGTATTTGGTGGGGGGTGATGCCAATCCTGGGATACTACGGGTGGTCGTGGAAGACCCTCAGGACGAGGACGGGGTAATTATCAGTCAGGTGTCAGCCCGTACAATGCTTGATGCCTACTATATCCTGGACGCTCAAGGGATTACCCACTGTGGGGGATGTCACCTCATCCATGACCCCGATATCTGCACTTCCGACTTGATATTGCAAGTGGCAGTGTTAGGGGAAGTGGTGTACGCCTAAGTAGAACACAGGAGGTAACAGTGATTATCGGCAACGTAACGATGTCTGAGTTGGAGAGCGCCCTCTACCAGACCAACACTGAGTTTGAGGGGAATGTGATATGGAACAGGGTTGAAAGTGAGGGTCGCAGGTTCCGTGTGACACTGAGGGTGAGGGATAGTAAGGGGTCAGGGGCTAGGCGCTCCGCAAGTGGGCGGCGGTTGGTGTCTGCATGTTGGCATGTGCATGGTACGTTTTTCGACGCCTTGCCGACGGAAGCCGTAATTAGGACTGCGGGGAGGGTGAAACGGCCTGGAGATGTGTGGGAGGATTGGAATATTGGGTCGATGATGTATCCCACGATGCACTCGCAAGCTTGCGACTGTTGACAAGTTTGGGGTTTTGTGGTAGAATTTAGTTACGGGTATTTTGGAGGGAAACATGATTAGGGTACACCAGACAGTTGTAGGCACCTATCATCCAGTACCAGGGGATGCTGTAGCCTGGGGGGTGAATGACACAAGGGGATACATGGACGCTGGCCCCAGTTGCGACGAGTGCGGAGATTGCGATTGTATACCATGCACGGATAGTGGGTTCTCTGACCTCCACCTTGAGTGCACACTTGACCACCCCGCTTGTGTCTGTGCCGAAATAGAGGATGTGACTGGTGAAATGGTAGAGTGTGTCGGCCTGCCATTCGCCTACGTCTGCCTAGACGGTGGTGATGTACTATGCGAGGAGTGCGCTGAACAGGAAGGATTGCAAGTTCTAGATTGTAACTGCTAGTCAGTCCACCTAAATAAGTCGCGATACATCACGAGGGAGGAACCATGACATACGAGATGCGCTATTGCCCCACGCACCTACACGGGGTGTGGTGTGGGAGGAATGGAACATTGGTTCTGTGATGTGTCCCATGTGGTACTCGGATGCTTGTGGATGTGAGAGTTGGCAAATTTTCCAGGTTGTGATAGACTTGTGTTGAAGATTACTTTTAGGAGGCGACGTGGTAGAGTTTGAGTTCGGGGGCAAGAGGTATGTGTTCAAGGGGTGCTACAGACGGCCCTACCCTGGAGAGTATTTTCTATCAGATGTAGGGGACGTATTTTGGAATGAACGCACCAGCCAATGGTCAAAGATGCGTGCAATCGTTGAACCTGTGAAGAGGTTGTATGAGGCGCGGGGAGTGGTGGTGGAGGAGACAGGTGAGGTGGTGCTGGTATGGGCTGGTTAGGGTATTCCAAGTCCGTACGGAAGACGTCCAAATACTTAAGGCCGTTGGGTTGGTAGGTGATTTGAATGTTTTTTTGACTGTACGTATATATATATAGTAAAAAACATTTGGTTTTTAGAGAGGAGATGGCAATGAACATGGACGAGTTGTTGGACATGGTGGAGGACATGGTGGAGGCGGTGGATGAGTTGGAGTCAGTTGCAGACACTGAAATCCGTCTGTTGAGGCGACGCCTGGAGGACTTGCTACACGACCTGGACAGTGTTGGTACTGAGGGTATCGCTGCTGGTGATTAGCAGGAATGTGGGAGAATCATGGGACTGGCTCAACTTACTGAGCAGTGACTACCGTGCGCCACCTTGGTACATAGACCAGATACTACCAGAGAACGGGAGTATCGTGGTGGAAGGGCCAGAGGGTAGCGGGAAGAGTATGCTGGCGTTGCAGATGGCGTTGGCGTTGACTACGGGGACACCGTTTGTGGGGTATGAGGTGGATAGGCCACGTAAGGTACTGTACTTGCAGTGTGAGGGGAACTTGGGGGATACAGCCCAACGGGGGCATGATATGCACCTGTGGTTGCCGAGGCCAGCGGAGGGGATGTTGACTGTGGATTTTCTCCTGCGGAAAAAGATTAACACCAAGGCGGGGTTTCAGGCGTTGAGGGAGATGTGTGAGGAGGCAGGGTTGGATGGGGGAGTGTTGATAGTTGACCCTGTGTACAAGACTATTAGAGGGAGTATGAAGGATGATGAGGTGGTAGGGGAGTGGACGGATAATGTGGACTTGGTGATACACGAGTTTAAGAGTGCAGCGATTGTGCTACATCACCAAAGCAGGCCAACACGGGATGGGTTGACAGGGGCTAAGGTGGATACGGAACCTGGGGAGAAGATTTATGGGAGTGCGTTCTGGAAGGCGTGGGCGAGTTATGGGTTCCAGTTTGGGAGGATTGGGGGGAGAGATAAGGGGTATAAGCTGGTGTGCTGGAAACCTAGAAGGCCGACGTTGATAGAGGATAATCCACTGGTGCTGACAATGGTGGAACCAAGGCCGTTGGGGTTTGAGTTGATGGAGGATGGGTTGACTAGTGTGGGAGCCACAATTCGACTCTTGACAAAAGTTTCAGGTTTGTGGTATACTAAGGAGGATTTGAAAACGGTTTTGGGTAAGAGTGTGAGTGCGGTGCAGAAGGCGGTGGAAGAGTTGGTGGATAGGGGGTGGTTGGAAGAGGGGGACGGTAGGCCGAGGAAATATAGGTATCAAGGAGGGTGAAATCAGAAGGCTTTACAAATGGTTCGTGATTGTAGGTAGAGAGCAAGACGTGATTGCCTTCGACGATGCTCTGGAGGAATGGGCAGAGTATTTCGACGTGGTTCTTGCTGGAGATTTTGACGACGATTGGGATGAAGAGGAGGCGAACGGCGTATGAGCGGTGAAGGAACGTGTCCGCATGGGGTAGATAATTTTTACTCTAGTTTTTGCTAGGAGTGCAACAAAGTAACAGAAGGAGGGGTGATGGAGTATAGAGTGTACTGGACAGCGACGGTGGAAGGTGAGACTGTGGTAGAGGCGGAGAACGAAGATGAAGCTTGGCAGTTGGTGGAAGATATGAGGGGGGAAGACTTACTCTACGACATTGAAGAGGTGTCCAATGTTGAAGTTACATGGGATGTAGAGGAGGACTAATGCGAGACCCAGAACATCAGTGTGTGCAATGTGGGGTGATTTGGCAGGAGCCTTTGGCGGCGGGGGATGATAAGATAAGTGCAACGGTGCGGTGGGGATGAAGGCAGAGGATGTGCCGTTCCTTCCCACCAAGGTGGTTGTGGATACATACGAACCCGCGGGTGTCTTTGACCACCTTCAGGAGTGGGGTCTGGGAGCAGGAAAAAAATATCCGCTGCCATTTGGGGACTACTGGATAAGGGGTCGTGATGGGAGGCTGGTGGTGGTGGAGAGGAAGCATAATGACTTGGCTTCTCAATGGCCGAGAAGGCTGGCAATGCAGTTGACTAAGTGTAGGGATGGAGGGGCGGACGAGATTGTGTTGCTGGTGGAGGGAATTCTCGACCACGACGAGGAGACGGGGAGGTTGAGGATACCGAGGAGGGGGTTGAGGAAGGTGTGGTACGACCAGGTGTGGGGGACTATTTTGGGATGGCAGGAGACGAGGGGGTTGAAGGTGTACCAATGTGCAGAGGGGGAAGTGGAGGTGGCGAGGGCAGTGAGGGGGATTTATAGGCATTATAGGAGGTAGGTTATGCCGACAGGTGCGGTTTTCGTCAACGTAGGGCATCCAGTAGTTATTATCACAACCAATATCTCAGGAGTCCTTACGATAGAGGTTGATGGTGCGACGTGGGTGCCCAAGGAGGAGACAGACGAACCCAACAAGCACCTCTTCAGGGTGGGGGATTTCGTCAAGGTAGTGAGAGGCGAATACAAAGAACGGAAGGGGGAGTACGGGAAGGTAGTTGCAGTGGGGTATGGTAGTGTGGGTGTGGAGTTTGCCAGGTACTCTTCGAATGGTCAAAGTTTGAGTGATAAGGTTAAAGGGGGGCATGGTTGGTGGTTCAAACCCTCGTCGCTTAGTCACGAGTTACCAAACTGATTACCACGGACTTATGGGATGGGGACGATGGATACTACGCCGACATACCACCTCGGAGGGCGACAACAATGGATGTGATGGTGTTTTGTAAGTGGGGGTGGCATGTGGTGGGGGCTGCTAACCAAGATGCAGCGGATATCATACACGAAGAGGGTTGTCCTCAGTGTTGGGTGAGGTGGGAGACGGATGCCAAGAGGTTGTTGGAGAGTATAGATTGGAAGGAGGATGGGTATTATGATGACGTTCAGGGAAGCGCAGGCGTTGCTGGATTTTGTTAACGACTTGCCGTCTGCCCCTTTGAGCATAACAGGTGAACTAGGGCTGGAATGGGAATGGGACTGCCTTGTAGATAGTTTTAGGCGTCTTGTGATGGCGTCAATAGGGGATGCAGGGTTTGAGCATGATGGGGTGGATGTGTCGCTTGATTACAAGGCGATGTAATGAACAAGGTGTTAGAAAGGAGTAGATTATGAAGAGCATCGACGAGCTAACTGAAGACGATTTTAGATTGTACGAGGAGGTAAGACAATTAGGTCAGTATAATATGTACGGCCCGACCGCACGTCTCAGGACAGGATTGGACAGGGACACTTATATAGCTGTCTTAACTCATTACGAGGAATTGATGGTTAAGTACCCTGGTGTGAGGGGTAGAGCCTAGATGCGAACGTATCTTAGTTGGTCGGAGGTATCCACCTGGTTGAATTGCCAGCTACAGTGGCAGTGGAAGTATGGCGAGGGGTTGAGGCCCCAGGGGGCGGGTACTATCGAGCAGCAGATGGGTAAGGCAGCGCACCATATGTTGCAGAGGCACTACTCTGCGGCAGCGAAGGACAGGGGAGCACCGTTGTTGGAGAAGGCTACTGAGGAGGCATTTAACCTGCTGGAGTTGGATGAGTGGGAGAACCCCAAGATGCGGTGGCAGCAGTTGGTAGGTATGGCTAACACGATTTCGAGGACTTGGGGTAGGGATACGGATTTCGACGGGATGATAACGGAAACCGTAATTGAGGCTCCAGTGCCTTGGGACGGGGAGTTTAAGACGTACTACTGTATCCCTGATGCATTTGCGCTGGTTAATAAGGGGCGTACTGGGGTTATATTGTCTCATAAGACCCGTCTGAGTAGTTTGCCAATGACGCACATACTCACCCACTACCACCAGCAGTTGCGGTTGGAGGCGTGGGCGTTGAAGGAGGTGTATGGGGTTAGGACGGTGGAGTTGTATCTTAATGCATTGACGCCGAAGCAGGCGCAACGGGAGGGGCCGTTTCTCTACACCGATAGGGAGCACGAGTTTACCACAGTGGAGTTGAGGCGGATGTTCGAGCAGGTGGGTAAGGAGAAGTGGGTTGCGAGGCCAGGGCCACATTGCTTTGGGTGTGACTACAAGAACCTGCACGACATAATGGCAGAAGGAGGCAACCTTGTGGAAGCGAAGGAAGAATACAGAGATGAGTACCGTGGCTGATTGGGTGTATGCTCTTCTGATAGGGGCGTTGATGTTTTTGCTGGGGACTATGGCGTGGTCACTTATAGCTCAGTGCGAAGAACCCGCTAGTTGGGAGTGTCGCAAGGAAGTAGTGTATATCAGTGGCGAGGTGTTGTTTGTGCCAGTGGCAGGGGCCAATGAGGAGAACGTGGCAGGGTGGAGGAGGTTTGGAGAGAGGGCGTTTTGTGGGTATGGGTTGGAGGTGGTGCCTGTGGGGTCGGACTTGAGAGATGTGGAGTTGACTGCTCCGAATGGGAGGTCGAAGTGAGTGTAGTTTATTTGGTGTTTGATATCGGTTGCCTTGAGTGCGGGGAACCTTCACAGCCTGTGGGGGTGTACAACTCTGTTGAAGAGGCACTTGAGGCGAGGGACGGGCACGGAAGTAATGAGGCTACCATGTGGGGTAGACCAGAGTGGAACGGCTTACATGATGTTCAGGTGTTCCCGATTGAGGTAGAGATTGGAAAAACCACTTGACAAACTTTTCCAAGTGTGGTAAAATTACTTCATAGATTTTGGGAGGCTGGTTTTGGGTGAGACGTTAGAGTTGCCAATGGGTGAGAGTGGATGGGAAGGGGTTTTCACTGACGTGATTTTCTCCCCGCCATATAGGGAGCTGTTTACCAAACAGATACAGGACTTCCTCATGTGGTTGCTTGGGCAGGCCCCTCCTGAGTTTTGTAAGGAGCTTCTTGCTATTATCAAGGAAAGGGGGTTGTTAGAAGCGGATGGAGAGTAAGTATGCTTGGTTATTTCACGGTGAGGAAGGGGTTGGTAAGTCTTTCATCCTGGCGTCCGCCTTTGTAGATGTGTCGACAGGGGATGTGAAGAGGCGAGGGGTTATACTGGATACGGAAGGCAGGCTAGGGCACCTACCCATACCGCAAGATATGGTGGTATCGATGCGTCCTCCCTACGGTAATCCTGAAAAGCTGATTAACAACGTTAGAAAATGGCTGAGGGATTACCGTAGGTCTATAGACGCGGGAGGTAACCCACATGAAGTGATAGGGTTAGACAGCTTAACGGAAACGCAGTTCTTATTGCGGCTAGGGATGGCGACTGAGATGTACCAGGAGAACTCGAAGGAGGATGACGAGGTACTGTCTCCTAGAGGATGGGGCATCCTTGGGGACAGGTTGGCGTATGATATTGGTTATATGCACCCGACGTACACCCAAGCAAACCTAATCGTAACCGCCTTTGCGCAGGATAATAGTGAAAGGGAAAGGAACCCTGACCCTGTTAAAAGACCCGCATTACAAGGGCAGATTGCGAAGAGGATTGGGAAGTATTTCGACTTTGTGGTGTATGTGGAGAAGAAGAGAATAGGAAGGGGTGATAATGCGCAGGTAGTACACAGGTATCATTTCCAGGACAACGGGGATTTTGTTACAAAGAACATACTAGAGCATCGCAAGCTCTTGCCCGCATACCTGGACAGCACAGCGGACGAACCGTTGGCATTTGATGACATTTTGGCGTATATACAATAGGAGGTTGGAAGTAAGTGGCAACAGCTACGAGAGAAGAGATTATTAGTTTTGGTGATGTGGAGGAGATTGAGGAGGGGTATCCGAAGGTTAACTCGGAGGCGTACCTAGCAAGGGCGCTGAACGCTACGGTGGTGGTGAGTCAGTCGGGCCTGCCCTACGTGGAGTACACTCCTCAGTTGGTGGAGTCGGGGAATGACGACCCCACGGTAGACGGGAAGGACATGGAGATTCGGGGGTTCAAGCTGCCGAAGGACAGGATTATCCTGTTTGCTAACACGCTGGATAGGGATGGGCGGTTGAAGACCCCTGAGAAGCTGGCGACTGATACCAAGCGAATGATGGGTACTGCAAGGGGGGTTATCAGGCGGATTTCAGGGGAGGATTTCACTGCGAGCGGGACTAAGGCAGAGGTGGCGCAGGGGGCGGCGGATGCTATCAGGGGGGCAACGTTTGTGGCGGTTGTAGGGTTGCAGCCTGAGCGAGATGGGTTTCCTGCGAGGAATGTGGTGAGGGAGCATAAGTCAGAGGCCGACTGGCAGGGTAGTTAAGTAAGGTGTTGCGTGGCGAAATAGGTAGCCGCTATTGCTCAAGAGAAAGTTATAGGTGTTGAGTGCAGGCACTTTAATACGCCCTAGGAATCTATTGAGCGAGGCACAATTCCCAGGTGCAAATCCTGGGCGCAGCACAAGAAGTGTTGGCAGGTGGATTGGGGTAAGGCTAGAGAAGCCGTGAAAGGGGATATGACTGCACAAGAGATTGTGAACCGTAGGGCGGGGGAGCTATGCCCCGATGCCATCGAGGACGGAGAAGAGTATGGCTGCATCAATGGATATTCCAGAGAGTATCGACCTATCTTGAGCGGGCCTTGTAAAACCTGCTACGTCACAGGACGCAAGTGGTGGCAGTTGGTGGAGAAGTGCAAGGAATTACACTCCAGCGTGACTAGACACTATCAACGAGGAACTACGGTGACGTGTACTGGCTACGTCCCCCGTGAGGCAACGGAGGGGTTGGCGTTGGAGATGCTGTTTACTATTGGACATCATCTTGTCGTTAGCTATGAAAATGAACAATACGAGGTGACTGTTACGCCCAATGGTTATCACCTCGGCGAAGTAGATGATTTACTAGAGCAGGGTATTAACAAAGGGTACACACACAGCCCCAACTGCCAGGATGCCCTCTGGCAGGCGTGGGACAAGGCTGTGGAGAAGGGAGAATGATGGCGGTAGATAACTACTTGCTTACGGCTTGTTGCTTTCGGAGGCCAATGGAGAATACTGAGTGGCTGTATCCTGATGGTACTTGGGTAGGTAGATGCTCTAGGTGTAGGGAAATGTCACTGCTAGAGAAGGAGAGCGATGGTCAAGACTGAAGAGGCAAC